GTCCTAAACACGCTAAAAAGGCCGAAAAAGGACGAAAAAAGGCGAAAAAGGGCGAAACTTTCGTCCAAATGTATGCTATAATGCTATTAAAAGGAGGAAAATGTCTCAAAACATAAAGTTACCAGACGATTTGTATAACGATTTGAAGACTTTGGCTGATAAAGAATGTAGAACTGTACCGCTTCAAATTCAATTTATGGTACAAAACTGGGGCGTAGAAAAAAATAAAACACAAAATCCCGTTTGGGCTGCATTTAATTCTTCAGATGGGGTCGGTTCGCAAGCGAACAATAATGATTTAGAAGAGGCTTTGGGGCGTTTTAAGCAAATAAGCGAAGATTTGAAGCCAGAAGCGTTGATGCGTTGGTGTCATAAACAATCTGTTGATGAAGCGTGGTCTGACGAACAAGCGAAAATTGAAGTTGATAAGCGAACACAGGAGCTACTAGCTGAGAGAAATGAGGTAGCTTCTATTTTGAATGAACATGGCATGGCCATTGGCATGTGATATAATTTAACCAAAAGGAGTATATAATGGATAAACTCGTTATAGATGGGGAAACTTGGGGGAGGATAATGATGGGTAAGGCTGGTACTGTTCCGTCTTACCGTAAAGAAGTAGATGGTAAGATGGTTGCAGTTAAGACTGTACTTGTACCACAAGAGGTTAAGGATGCTTTTGATGGTCATTTTGCTACAGCAATAGTTAGTCCAGTAGAACCTGCTCAGGTAGATGATTTTGGATTTAGTGGAGTGGATGAAGACCCGACTGAGCTTCCACCAGAAGACCCGTTGGATAAACTTACATTAAAAGATTTTGCTGAGGCTTTGTACCGCCGTTTTGGAATCTACACCTGCTACTTGATGCGTGAGCCTAACAACAAGGACATCCATCCTGTTACTGGTAATTTGATGAATAACTTTACTTTAGGTCAGACTAGGAATCAATACTTAGTAGCTAGGAGAAGCGGTGCTAACTATAATCCAGAAGTTATGAAGAGTATTCTCGGACAGCGAGAACAATCCAGCTTTGACTTCCAAGCTCACTTCGCACAACATCCAGATAGGTTTGAACAGCCTGTGCTAGAGGGGCAAGAACAGATGTCAATGCAAGAATACCGTGAGCTCAGGGCGAAACAATCCAAGCCAATTATGGAAACTGAACGTGGTAGGTTTGATGATGGCTCTGACCCAGATGAACTCTATGCTGAACCACCAATCAATGGCAGAACTATTATTAGGCCGTATTACTCATCTCCATCTGCAGAACGTAGGTTAAGAGAAAAGAGAGAACAACGTGGAGAGTTCTAGTCTTCCAGACAAGGTGACCAGTAAGCAACCTATGTTGCTAACTCAGCATGAGGTTGATTATAAGTTGGCACGTTTGCAGGGTATGACTGCTGAGCGTGCTTTCGAGAGAGTGTTCAAAGATGACCCAGAGTGGGAAGAATTCTTTTTGGAATTACCAGAAGACCCGAAAAAAAGAAAGGCCGAAATCCGCTGGGCCGCTAGAGAACTAGAGAAGCGTAAAGAAATGGGAGAGTTGCAAAAGGTTATCAACAAACGAGTTGCCGACCTTGCGAACGTAGCCTTGGACACAATGGAAGAGATACTTGTTGAGGGGAAGAGTGAGAAAGTTAAAGCTGAAGTAGCAATTGAGCTACTCAGACAAAATGTCGGTAACCCTGACAAAGACCAATCCAATGTCAACGTGCAAGTCGTTATTGGTAAAGACCCAATGGCTGGAGTGGTCGATGGAGAAGTGGTAGACGACAGATATTAAAGGAGGAGAGATGGAAACGGATAAACTTATTACAAAGATAATTTTATGGGGTAGGGATAAACATCTTGATGACCCAGTGATGCAAACCTGTAAAGCCGTTGAAGAGTTGGGTGAGTTCTGCCACGAACTTACTCGTAACCACATAAATACAGTAGAGATACAGGATGCTATTGGGGATATTCTAGTTACCATTATTGTGTTGTCTGACATCCTTGGATACAATCCAATCGCTTGTCTTAACTTAGCTTACAATGAAATTAAGGACCGCAAAGGCCATACCGAGAGAGGGACTTTTATTAAGGAGGTTTAATGGAAGAAAAGAAGATTATTAGACTGCCATACCCATACAAAAAACAAAGGGAAATCCTCATGGACCCACATCGTTTTAAGGTCCTTAACCTTGGTAGGCGTACTGGTAAATCTACTATTTCTGCCGAGAAAGCTCTTCTTACCGCAATCGAAACGGGGTACTCCAGCCTCATTATTTCTGATACCATGGAGCACGCTCGTGACATTTACTGGAATGAAATCCTACCGAGCACTATACCTGAGATATGGGCCACGAAGAACGAGAACCTGCTCCAGTACAAGATTAAACCAATCAAGTTTGACCTACCTGTGGCAGACTTCTATGGGCACGATATCCATGCTGATTACACCAACCAGACCAAAACACCGCTGATTAAACTTAAAGGTGTCGATAAAAATCCAGATGCTCTCCGTGGTGGTAAGTATGGCTTCATCATTATCGATGAGGCGGCCTTTGCAGAGTGTGATTTGAACGATGTCTTTAGAAAAGTTATCCGTCCGATGGTGGCAGATACACAAGGTGAGGTGTGGATTGTCTCTACCCCTAATGGAACGATGAATCACTTTTTCACATTCGCTACCTTGGCACAGAACGAGCTTGAGGAAGACTGGGCCTACTTCCACGCTACCGCACTAGACAATCCATACTTTGACCAGAAGAACACTGGTGAGTGGGAATCTATCAAGCGAGCGTATGAGCGAGCAGGTAAGATGGGAGACTGGCGACAAGAGTACATGGCGGAGTTTGCCCAGCCTGAATCATTGGTCTTTCCTATGTTTGACCCTAAGATACATATCTTAAAAGAGATTCCAGACCACGAAGACTTCAACCACTTTATTGGTATCGACTTCGGATGGAACGACCCGTTTGCCTGTGTGTTTATTGCAGTGCATCCACGCACTAATACTTGGTTTATCTATGACGAGATTTACGAACAGCACACTACTTCGCAAGACCGTATTCAGATGCTAAAGATGAAAATGGGCGGAGATTATTTCCAGTACATTGTTGGTGACTGTGCCGACCCGACCTCTATTAACGAACTTAAAAAGGGCGGAATCAATGTTAGGCCATCCATCAAGAGGCCTGGGGCGAAGACAGAAGAGTACAACGTTATTCGTTCACAACTTAACTTAAGAGAAACACAGACAGCAGACGGGATTAAACTGATGCCAAAGATGTACGTTTCTGCTAAGTGTAAGAACTTCATCAACGAGATTATGGGCTTGGCCTACAAGAAAGATAAGTGGGGAGAGCTAACCGATATTGTTGATGAACGTATGCCTGACCATTTGCTTGATGCTACTAGGTACATAAATAGATATATGAAGAACGGTGGAACTCCACCTAAAAAAGCGGTACACCGCTACTCGAAGAGTGGAAGAAGATTAGATTAAATAATGGTATAATAAGGAGGAGGACATATGAAACATTTATTAACCACAGATGATACAGCCCTCGCAGCCTACCTTAACTTAATAGGCGTACAGTTTATTCACGGTACAATCCAAACAGAAGTGAAACACCGTAGAGCATTTGTATTCCATGCAGAGGATGGCATCTACAAAAAGATAGAAGAGTTTTACTCTAGGGAAGCGGTTGTCACTCCTCTTGACTTCCAGGAGTCTAGGAGCCAAATTACAAAGTGGTTAAAGAATGACATAACAAACACAATAAAAATAAAAAAGGATTCATAAAATGAATGACGAAGATAAGAAAACACCTATCATAGAAACAGAAAAATCTTCCTTTGTTGAACCTCAGGGAGATTCTGAAGAGCAGGTGAAAGCTCGTGCAGCTTTATGGAAAAGTCGTTTTACTTCTGCCGAGAATGTTCAAGAGTCAATGTTCGATAAGTGGTCTGACTGGTACAAGATGATGTACGCCGCAACCAATACAGAACAGATGGCCCTATGGAAATCAAAAGCTTTTTTGCCAATCCTAGCTGGTAAGGTATGGGACTTGGTGTCCAGGTTCGTTCAATACAAACCATCTTGGGCAGTGAAACTATACAGCCTACCAATCTCTATGAACACGGAGGAACTCCAAGCCTACCTCGATGAGATAGGAAAAACCTATGACAAAGTAAAGATGAAGATGGATTATGACTACGATGACCCTATTCGCAAGGTTCCAATCCAAGAAGAGTTCTTCTCTACTTTGGTTGATGCAATCGTCTGTGGTACTGGTATCGCAAGAGTAAACTATGAATTAGTCAACACAGTAACTAGAGAGCATCCATTAACTGCTATGAACTCGGTGGATGTAACCCTTGAAGATGTTACCGAAACCCAGAGAGGCTTCAACAACTTTGAGTCGGTAAACGTGTTCAACTTCTTTATTTCCCCATCTGCTAAAGACCTACAGACTGCTGACTGGATTATTGTACAGGATGTTGCTACTAAGAGCGAATTGCTCTCTCATGAAGAGTATGATAAGGCCGCAGTTGAGTCATTGAAGTATGGTGTTATAAATGACAACACCGCAGTTCAACAGAGGTCTAAGATTAGATATATGAATACGGGAGACCCACTCTCTGCTGACTCCAATGAGAAGAAAGTTCATATCCTAGACTGTTGGGATGGTGAATCTCAAATGCACACAATCTATGCTGTATCTGAAGATAAGACTCAGTTTGTTGAAATCTTCCGTGAATCCAATCCTTACTGGCACGGCAAGTATCCATACGTAGAGTTCCGCATCCGCAGAAAACCACATCTATTCTGGGGCGAGTCATTCTTCGAGAACTCTGAGACATTGCAGTCTGCAGTGAATGATTTGTTTAACCACTACATGGACTCTTACAACATGGCAGACGGTATGCTTGCTATCGAAGAGGGTTCAGTCGTAGAACCATATATGATTGAACCAGGTGGTGAGTTCCGCTATCGTGGTGAGAAGCCAACACAGATTAAGTTCCCAGAACCAAATCCTGCACAGCTCACTACAATTATGAATCAGATTAACGGCGTGATTGAATCAGTTACTATTTCACAGTACGCATCTGGTGTGCCTAACTCTGCTACTGATACTACCCAAGGTACAGCAACGGGTGTAACTCGCCTCATGGAAGCTGCTACTGAAAAGATTGGTATGATGAGACAGAACGTCCGTAGAGCATGGGCCGAAGTAGGTAACATGTGGCTTATCAACTCACAGCAATACATGGTTGACCCAGTTGTTTATGAGAAACCAACTCCACAGGGTAACGTTGCCGACATTATCTCACCAACAGATATCCGTGGTAACTTTGTACTCCGTGTAGATGAGAACTCATTTGAACCTATCTCTGCTGACCAGATGAGAACTAACTACATTCAGTTTGTTGCGAACGTCCAACAGTGGGCAGCTGCTTCTCGTGAACAGGCTCAGGCTAACGGTACTGATGAGGGAATCATCTCTATCGATTACCTAAATGCTGTGAACCGTCTTGCAGAACTATCTTCTGAAAACCCGAATACTATTATTCTCCCAGCGGCCAACAAAGCCTTAACACCAGAAGAACCACCAGTAGAAGAACCTGCTGAAGTTCCAGAACTAGGCGACTTAGAC